CACGGCACTTCCGGTTCACCACCCATCGACCGACTAATCTCCGGTCGTATAATGGTGGCTGATGACGCTTGTCATCTCCCACAGGGAGCTAACTCCCCGCCACACCCTAGTAGGGTGTGGACCACCCGAGCTTGATGTCAACGCGCTCGGGGCGTCCAGAACGCTCCAAGTGATCGTTGCCGTCAGGATTTGGGCCAAACGGCGGCTCATCCGCATTTCTTTGGGTGAGCTGTACGAGGCACTTAAGATGGGCTCCTATCCCGTTAAGATGATCTTGCGGGGATTTGGACACCACTCGGTAGCCCTTGGTTAGGGGGCTGTGGTGATTCGGGCAGAGGCGCTGGAATTGGTAACCCAGCACACTCTCCCTGCCCAACAGCGCAGAGGTCTTGCTCACATTAGGCCAATACCCCTTAAGGGTCTTGGACATATATGAGTCAAGCCACGCCGCGGTTTTCCAAAGACCTGACCAATAGGCCAGGTTACGGAGTTTCGCAGCGCTGTTTACCGCGCTCGCGTCCTGCAGTCGGGTAGGAAGTACCTGGCGGACTCTGACGATACTAACGTCATGACCGTCAAAATACTCCTTACCGCAAGACTCACGGAACCTTCCGGTCCAGTAAGACTTGCCGGTGTTAACTACATGGCCAAAACCGTGTAGTTCATCGACGACTGACAGCACATGGTCAGTGGGGACAATAATATCGTCCCCAAAGACACGCACCCTGCTCGAGAAGCGTCTGACGATCGCTTCCCGAGAAAGTGGAGTACCGAGCTCCCTTTCAATTCCCAAGAAGATAATGACCAGGAAGGTCATAGCTTCAACGGGAAAGCAGAGAGCCGAACCCATAGAGGCGTACTTGGCAAGGCGAATAACGCCATGACCAGGTACATCAGCCTTCCGAGACCGAGCTGCATCAATCACCCTAAGCAAAATCGGGTGACTGTGAAGCAAGGCTCGTACATGCTGATTCGAGACTCTATCGGAAGCTTCGCTCAAATCGAGCGTAGCGAGATCGCCGCTGAGCGATCCCTCCCTGGCCATAAGCCGATTAGGCTCTTGGTCTAGGACTCCGATAACGCGCGAGAGGAAACCATCCTCTCGTTGAGCGTCGAGAAAGCAACGGAGCAACGATTGCTGTGCATATTGCATAGCAGCCGGCTCAATTGCAATTACTCTCGGGGCCTTGAGCGTCTTAGGAACTGTGATAACCCTTACGGGCATCTCAGAACCGGGTTCGAGGATGTCAACATCCTGATCGCCCCAATCCTTCCTACCTTTGTAGAGAAGGTTGGGGTACAGGTAGTCTTCCGGGTGCATATAAGCACCTTGGAGTCTGGCGGTCCAGGTTCGCAGATTCCACTTGGCGTTAGCCGAGAGGCGATCTGCGACAGCGCCTGGGCCATGCTTAGGGATCAACTCCCCACTAAGGATGGAATTTTCCATCTTAGTGAAGAGGTCACCAAAAAGCATCTCTGACATTCGTTTGAAATCGTCTAAGTAGGCGAAATCCAAACGCGCATCAGAGGCCCTGACATCCTGCTCAGTCTGGACAAACAACGACATCGCTCGCCTCTCGCGATCTTCAGAGACTACACGTCTCGGAGATGAAGAATCACCATCACTGGGATTCTCCGGGAGGGCGATCTTGCTAAACATCAGCGTTAGCTGACGCAGAGCATAGATTGCTTCGATGTCATAGTCATCCAGCAGTGTGCCACTACTAGGGCTAAACACACGTCCAAGGAAACCCGACAGGAATGCCGGGAAACCATTAAGAGAACCCGCTGCTCGTTTGAACTGCGGAGTCTCCGAAGGGACGACGAAGCCACGTTCGAGCCATTTTTGGATGGCCGTTCCGTAGCTCGCCAGGGTTATCGCCAAAAACGATAACCCCTCGTGTTCAGTCCGACTCTCGACATATTTTATGTCGCGAGTGGCGCTTGTGCAACATCGTACTGCCAATTCATTGGCAGTACAGGACCAGAGAGACGTCAGGCTTTTCATGGCGACCTCCTTAACGGGGGTGTACCATCCATAGCCTACGTCGTCTGCAGCTAATCGCAACCGGGCAAATTAATGACCGAAACTGCGACAGCTTCAGCAAGCCTAGCGACGATGGAAGCCAAAACGACTAGGAAAGCTACAGCCCGAGGGCTGAGAGTTATCCTTATATCGAATGGTTCCTTACGTCGCGTCGGCGGCGTTCCATATGGGAACATGAGACTAGGAGTTGAACTGCGGGGAAACCTTCTCAAGGTAGTCCACAAGGGCTTCCTTGTTAGGGTAATTCCCGTTGTCCAGCACCCACTGCATGACTTCCTCAAACGTCATCAAGATCGTTTCTTCAGTTTCGATCACCTGAATTAGGAGATCGGACTGAATAATGACCTTGGTTGGCGTGAAGAAGACCTGCGGCTTATTCACATCGTCCGCCATCGCGTTAGCGATGCGACACAATGCGAAATACCGCAGGGTTCGGGGGTCGTTATCCCCTAGGACTGAGGCAAGTTCCATGAACTGCCCTTTCTTCGGGGGATCCCCGAGTTGTAGTGACCCCATTAGGGGTTAGTCAACTGTCCCTACGGACAGAGCGGACCTTGTCCTCGTAATCACGAACCAACTTCCGGAAAGTACTACTCTGGAAGAAAAGCTCAACGATTGCTCGGATGGTCCACTTAAGATCGAGTGCAGTTGGGGATCCTATCCTTTCGGATGGAATTCCCGAATCAGCACCCGACGCGCCTTTATCGCTGATTACGACTCACCACCGAGGAGTTTGGTGATGAGGAGGTCAGATCCCGCAGTGAACTGAGTCTTAGACCCAGTGTAAACTGCGAGAGCCTCCGAAGCCGTATATCCGGCCGGCGGAAGGTCAAAGACGACATAGAAACTCATGCCGACTTTGACGTTTTCGCTCGGACGGAACGGATCCGGAGCGACCTTTTCCGTTTCGACGCGCAACATCCGCCTGATACGCTTGCCATAGTCATGGCTTGCGATCATCCGGATGAGACCGTCACCAGATGCGTACTCACTCACATCCTCACCCACGCTTACGCGTGGTAGGGGAGTGGTGGTACCGCTGATGGTGATAGTCTGCGGATCGGCGAACGACATAGGCATCTCTCCTAGGAGCCCCGGTAACCCGGAGCTACCCATTGGCGTTTTGACGTGTAACAACGTGCCGTAGCTAACGCTTATTAATTCCAAGCGCAGCTGCGATGGATAACTGGCGTGGCGATAAGCCACCCCAAGTTATTCCGAACCCAAAGGGCGATGCCCTACGCCGAATCTTGGTTTCAGAAACCAGATTCAATGGCATGGGTCGTTGGTATCCCACGAAACCAGTGGGACCAGCGAAGACATAGCTATCTATCACGATGGTATGTTCCATCATGTAGCCATATCTCATCACCAGGCCGTCAACTGACATATCGGTAAGGTTCGAAAGAACGTCACCGGTATTTGTAAACCAGTCGACAGCCCAGCTCCAGGGAGTTAAATTCCAGACTACGTCTGGAGTAAGTGATAGGCCGTATAACTTCTTGGCCCTAGCGAGATCACCTGCTACCGTCCCCCGAGGGGGAAGGTAATAAGTGAAAGCGCCTGAAAACCAGCGACGACGGCTAACCGTCGTGGTTTTTATCACTCTCCCCTGACGAGAGGGCGATACCGCCTGGAGGGCATGCGTAGGTGTTACGTACGCATTAACCCCATCCAGGAATACGGTAGAGCTTACACTCGTCTCGGTCGGGAACTCGAATCGCCGACGTACCATCTTGCCAGCATCACGCTCATACTGGTTGAGCACCAGTTCAGCGTGAGTGATCGCCTCCGCCATGGAGTTGATCTCGCTAACAAGTGGCTTCCAACCAAACTCGACATTGAGATACTCATCCGCGGCAGTTTTGGCGCGGAGAGTACGGTCACGCCATGTGCGTGCCCCTACCAGTTTGGGAAGACCCTCTCTGATAGTCTCACCGAGAAAGTTGGAAACATCGGCAACCGAATTGGTGGGCTTACACTGAGCAATTGCCTTAGCCCCCCAAGCATCGAGAACAGCATTGCTGCTGTAATTGAAGTTTGGGAAGGCGAGGAATGTGCTCGGATCGAACGGTAACATGAAACCCTGATACCGATACCATGTGGTACGGTCAGGGATGCCGCTCAGTAAGTAAACTGTCTTACTCCCAGAAGCCACATAGGGAACATTTCCCATTGTGGCATAACGTTTCTGGGAAAAGAAGTTACCACCAATGTCCGAAGATGAAAGTCTCTTACGTTTCTTCCATCCCGGATGATTTTCCGACACAGTTACCTGTGACCCTTGCCAACGATTGTAGTTTACCGTTGCTATCTGCTGTTGAGAATTTTCAACAAACGGATAGAGATGACTGATGACCCCAAAATCCAGAATGCCTTTCACAATTCCCTTAAAGGGAATGGATCGGCTTTTCTGGGTCGGGAGACCAGGTCTCTGCAAGGCGACCAGCTCCTTACGGTCCCAGCAGGGTAATACCTGCTGATTCATTACCTTAATCCCTACCGCAGAATCTGGGTCTTTAATCCAGAAGGCCATTCCGATATCGCCACGAAGGCGTAACCAGAACGGTTCTCGTAGAACATACGAGCTGCGACAGGGGAGGTAAGAGTACGTTGCACTGCGCCCAGGGCCCCTCCGGG